CTGCTAGTTTTTCTATCTCTTGTTCGTTGTATATATCCTTCATATAGTTTTTAGTTTAGAATATTTAACTTTTAATCTCTGCTTCCCGAAGTTTATAGCGTCCCCATACCGCTCGAATAATAAATCTACTCTTCGCCCATACTTCCGAGATGTGTGGTCTGAAACTCTGCAAGCACCCCAGCCCTCAATATGTAGGATTGTATCTTTAGGTACGAAATTGGCAGCACATAGGCTCTCTCCTCTGTTTAAAGCAACTTGCAAATTCTCATTAAAAGCACCTATGGTCGGAGTATCATCGCACTGCGACTCCACCAGGTTGTAAGCTGTTACTGTTCTTACTTCTTCTATCGGTTGAGTGTTGCAGGTGATAAACATTGACATTGAGCATATTAAGGCGGTTGTTAGCATATTATTTATCTAATTTTATTCTATTATCTTATTGGTTGAATAAAACTCTTGACTACAAAATAACCTTTTTTCTTTAGACGCTTCCAATCTTCATCAAAGGTTTGATAAGTCCAACGACCAGAAGATAATCTAAGGGCTTCTTCTTGGGCAGTTGTTTTGACTTTAGATATAGAAATAAATTTTTGTTTATTATCATATACTGCCCAGAATGTATTTAGATGTTTCTCCTTCATACAATATCCTTTTGATTGTCTTAATTCTGCTAGTGGGTCTATTTGTTTCATATTATATTAATGTTTTTAATTTAACTACATTATAATCGTTTTTATGAACCATATTACAATGCCAAGCGTGAACTCCATCGTCATCTCTTACAAAATATATATTTCCTTTATCATCTATATTAGCCTCTAATTCGTATAATATACAACCATTTTTTGTTTGCATATCTACTAAGTGAGTATATTTATTTTTCATACTCTATATATTAAAATTAATTAAAAGGTTTGACCTCTCTATTATAACCACTACCGAGAGGGGTAATGGTTATTAAGAGGGGGTTAGACTACTTTAAAACCAAGTGCTTTGCTTTGTTTTTCAGCAGTTAATGTTCCTTGAATATTCCCAAGTGGTGCAACTCCTGTTGTAGGCGTATTACTTGAACCAAGCAAAGTTTCTGCAGACCTGCTTATATCAGTTAATCCTTCTTTCTTACCTCTTTTTAAATCTTGTATCTTGTCTAAGGCTTCTTGTTTAGTTAATGACATATTTTTATATTACTTCTCCCCTATAAGTGGTTATAGGGGTTACCTAATCTTAAATAAAAATCTTATAAACCTTTGCCATTTGGTAAACCTTGGTTCTGTATAATCACCTGTGGTATAACTTTCTTTAGTTTCCCACTTTCTTTCATCAGACCTGTAAATCTTCTCTTCTCCTTCAAATTGAATCCCATAGCAATGACCGCCAAAATGATTATCTAACCAATAAGCCAATTTATACTCTCCTGTTTCTGGGTGTTTTGTTTGTGTGAAATATGATGACATATTATTTATTTAACTACATGCATTGTTACGGTTTTGTGATCACCATATAAAGCTTCAAGCATTTTCCACTTCATTTTCCATGGGGTAAGTTCCATTCCTTTTACTTCAATAAATTGTATCTCTCCGTCCGGGAGGTAAGCAACAAAATCTAAATAATAATTAGTAATGTGTATAAATCTGGTCCCTTTTTCTTTTAGTTTAATGGCTTCTTCGTCCGTTAAAATCCATTCGTCTTTCACTTTCTTCAAATTAAATTCAATCTTTTTCTGTCTGCTCCAGTCTGTAATATCTTTTGCTTTTTTTCTCCAATCAAGCTCCTCGGCATATTTTGCTTCTCTCATGCTATCATAAATTATCCCGTTATATTCACTTCTTTTGGCTCTGTATTTATTTGGTTTTCTTGTTGTTTTAAAAAAACTTTGACGATAAACCATATTAATATTTAAAAGGATTATTAACTTCTTTTTTCTTTAGTTCTTGGCAATGTTTCCAGGTTAGGCCCTTGCGAGTACACTTCATCCTCTCCGATCGTTCTTCTTTAGACAATCCACCAAACCTCTTTTTGACTCCTTTTTTAGACAATTCTTTGAAATATCCTTTTCCGTATTTATCTAAAATTGAGTTTCCGCCTTTCTTGGCCCTTAGTTGTTTTTGTTTTTTATTCATAATCTACTTGATTTGGTAAAGGAATTATAATGCCATATTCTTCAATAAAATATATTCGTATTGCCTTATGATATACTTCTTCTTCGGCCGTTGTTAATTGCTCTGTACTTTCTATCCCAGTGGGGAGAAAATTTGCCTTACAGTATGAATGTATTTCTAAATCTGTAAACTTATTACTCTCCCCGCTAGTTTCCAATGCTATTGTTCTTATTATGGCGCCCCAATAATATTTTCTTTGCGCATCACTCTTTGGCTTTGTCGGTTTTCTGATTATCATTTCATAAATTCCATCATAAAGACCTTTAACATATAAATTAAATGTCTTTAATTCTGGCAGTGAAATCTTGCCATCCTTTACTTCTATTTTAAATTTTGGGGCTGGGCTGCTCATATTAAAATGGGATATCTTCTACTTTGATTTCTTCCTTTTCCGCTGTGTTTTGTGCTGATGGAGGGGATGCATTTTGTTGATACTGACCTTGTTCTCTTGGCTCTCTTGGCTCTCTTGGTTCTACCGGGAATATGTTTGCTTCAAGTCCGATAGTTGGTATTTCCATTATGCGACTTACCGATCCGTCATCTTTATAAAATTCAGTCATATATCCCACGTTATTCCATTGGGTCTTTTTCTCTCCTTGTTTGTCTATATATTCCTTTGGCTTTGATATGTTGTATTTTTTCACTTGCATAAAATTATTTTTTACTCTTGTAATAATCTGCTGCCATTTCTTTTAAGCGATTCTTAACGTCTAGGCAGGCTTTAAATGCTTTGTAGTTCTTTACTAACTCTCCTTTGGTTATTTCTTTTACCTCACAAATTCCATCCTCTTTCCCAAACCTTATGATCATGGCGCCCTCAAACTCTATGTCCATTTCTTCTTGGTAGGCCTTATAATAGGCTGACACTTGAAGTTTCATCTCATCATAAATACCATTAGAAGTTTTGTAATCAATCAAGTATAGTTTTCCGTTAATCTTTGCGACTGCATCAAGAGTTCCCACAAAACCATGCTTTTTCGAATAAATCAATCTTTCTGATTCAACAAATTCAATGTCATTGCCATTGTACCAGTCTAAAAATGCTGATATACCATTTAATACTTCCGGCTTTGCATCTTTTGGCAGTTCTATATCTTTTCCTTTTGTTAGCGCAAAATTTTCCGCCCATTCGTGAATTTGTGTACCAATATCTCCGGCAGTTTCTTTTTTGATGGTGTGTTGCATGCCTGCTTCGTCCAACATCATTTCAATTTCAGATTTTGTAAATGTTTCGCCTTTTGATATAAAATCCCTAATGTATTGAACGGTTAGTTTTACTGCCCAGGGTATTAATGCTCTGCTTTTGTCGATAATCCCTGTAATTGTAGTTACGCCGGTTAGTCTTTTAAGTTTTGGCGTTCCGTCTTTTTTAAGATTCTTTTTATCATATCCCCAGTAAGCATGTTTTGGCCTACCGTTTTTATCTAGGGTATCATCAAATAAAATCTCGACTGTATTGTTGTATAGATAGTGTTTTATTTTTTCTGGTTTTGCCATATATTTATTTCTTCTTAGCCTTTGCCAATTTCTTTTTCACATCCTCGGCGTTGATTTTCTTGTCGACTTTTTTGTCAAACTCGTCTAGTAGTTCGTCTGTTTTTTGGTCGTCTTTCTTCGTTTCTGACGATTTTTTGTTGGTTGTGGCCTTAGAGGTTGCTTTTTCATTACTCCAAGCATATTTTGCTGTCCCTTGACATGCTTTAACTATCTTTGAAAAATCTGGCTCGATATATTTTCCAAGTTGTCCGGTGCGATCCTTGGCAGTTTGTTTATCGTTAGCCGGATCGACGATTATAACTCTTTTATCTACTCCGTCTTTGGTTATGCTTGTCATATATCCTACTACGTCAACCATGTTAATCAGTTCTTCACTTATTCTTGTAGCGATCATTGGACGTTTTACTATTCTTTGTTCGTCATCCATTTTTTCTTCTATGTGAGCCACAAGTATAACATTCTTTCCACTATCTCTTAAAAACTTTATAAAGTTTCTCATTTTCTTTTTGACAAAACCCCAGCCTGCCATTGTTGGGCTTCCGTCTGCTTGTACTAATTTTGAGTTACCAAAATCTGCTAACCCGTTAATTAATTTGTCCATGGCTTCTCCAACTGGATCTATTATGATTGTTTCGTAGTTGCTACCTTTTATTTCAGCAACTAAATCTACATCTTCAAAATCTTTCCATGATTGAATTTGTACCATGTCTAGTTTTATTCCACGAAGTCCAAAATATTTTGCACCATTCTCGCAATCCAATAGCAAAGGCTTTGGTGCGGTCGATGCGAAGGTTGTTTTACCCACACCACCGTTTCCATATATCATGGCAATGATACTTGGTTTGGCAGATGGGTCTGCTGTGTTGACTATTTTCATAGTTCTATTTTATTTTTTAAATGCCGAGTGGTCGGCTTTATTAATCTTCGTATTCTTCTTCGATTGGATAATTGTCATCTTCTCCCTCTAAATCTTTTGGATCTATCCCGGGAGGTAAGTTTGGATGTTGAAACATATTTTTTGTTTTTTTAAAAACCCTCTCTCTTTTTTCTTGGAGCCGGAGTTTGTATTTAAAAATTTTCTTCTTAAATTCTCCGTTCATATATTCCTTTTACTTTTCGCAGGGGCTAACTAGACGTGTCCTGTTAGCCCTGTTACTTGGCTGTCGATATATCCATATTGGCATATCTTATGTTTATATTAATATATTATCATATTCAAAGCCGATTGTCAAGTGTAAACTGTGCATAACTATTTATGCTGTTCTTTTAGGTAATATGTTTGCATACACACTGGACAGTACACCATGTATCGACCATCCTCTAATCTTATGTAGGCTTGTGGGCTATCGCAAAAACGACATCGAATGTTGCTTCCCACTACTTGTCGTTTTTTGCGATCTATAATTTCTTTGACTTTCTCCATAGACTTGTATATTAAATTCATCTTTTAAAAATGATAAATATTCTGTTGTTGATTTGTAGCATACAAATTTTATGCCTGACTTCTTATGTACCAGTTCTATTTTATAGGGCATTGTATTTTTGTAATATGTGCCTATCATTTTTTTCTGTTATAAATATCTTTTTTCTGTTCTGCCGTTAGATATATTGTATCTTTTTCAAACTTACCACTTTTAATCTGCATGCTGTAGTTTGATATAGTTCCGGAGAAGCCATGCCTATTTTTGGCCACTATGATTTTAACTGGCACAGACTCATCATCTGGATCTTCTTTTTTCTTATCTCTTTTTAGTCTTATGGCTAGATCAGCCACCGCTTCTAATGCACCAGTTCCTTTGAAGCCTGCACCTGCCCCTCCGCCTTTTTCTGCTTCGTTGGATATCTGACTTACTATTAAAACTGTTATGCCTAATTCTCTGGTCAAGTTTTGGAGGTCTACTGCTGACTGGGTTAGTAGTTCATATTCTCTGATTCCTTTATCACTCATGATATTTTGGACATAATCCACTATCACAAACTTTACCCCTCTGGTGTAGACATCTTTTCTAATCAACATCTTAATCTTTTCAATGTCAAAGTAGGTGGTATGAATTTCTAGCGGAGAATTTACTAAAAAGTTTTTGCTCGCTTCTATTTTTCTATACAAAGCATCATCCATTTTCCCTTTAATAACTTTCATCGAACTTATATTTTCTCTTATGCCGATCATCCTTGCAATCGTATCTATTCTGCTCATTTCAAGACTTATTATTGACGTTGGTACTTTTTGGGCCAGAACAGCGTTTGCTATATTTAGCGAGAATTGAGTTTTACCTGTTGAAGTGAACGCTCCTATTACCCAGACGTGTCCGGGTCGTAATCCGTCTATCATCTCATCTATCTTTTCTAACCCACTTGAATATCCTATTATTTTTTGGCCACTCTCATATTTCTCTGCGTATTCGTCTTGGGCTTGTTCTAATTCCCTTATAATAGTTTTGGCGTCATCTTTTATTTCTTGGAAGTTATTTACTCCAACTATCCTATTTTGAGTTTCTGCCAATACTGTGTTAATTTCTTGGTCCTCGTTGTATATTTCTTTCAAATTTTGCTCTTGGGCTGTTAATAGCTGTCTACGTATGCTCTTATCTCTCACTATTTCGCAATATTTGCCTATCTGGGCGACGCTAGAGGGTATATTGGTATATTGAGCCACCCCTACCCTTCCACCCGCCTTAGAGAGCGTTTTTTGCGATGAAAGATATTCTACTAAAGTTAACAAATCTATTTTCTGGCCAGTCTTAAACATTTCTACCATTGCTGAATATACTATTTTATTTTTGGTGTTATAAAAATCGTTAGGCTCAAGTATGTTTATAGTTTTATAAATTGAGTCTTGATCCACTAGAATACATCCTAGTATTGCTTGCTCGGCTTCATTTGATTGTGGAGGGTTGTAGTCCATATATTTATAATTCTCTCCTTTCGCTAATGTCTAGCTCGGAAGATGAGTTATCTTGTTTTTTCCATTGTCGTATAAGTTCCCAATCGTTCCAGACTGTTATTGGTTTCCATGATAAACCTTTTTCATTAAAATATTCCCCTGCTTCGGTGATCATCATTTTTGCCTTTCCCTCGTCCTTGCCTGCTTGTTGATAAATATTACCAAGCCCTCTAGCAATTTTGTTTGCATCGTAGACTTCTCCGGGTTCTAATTCTATTTTTGCTGTTTTCAAATAATGATATGCTAGTCGGGCCATTATTTGACCTTTACCACCTACCCTCGCTTTCTTACGTTTTTCTCGTAGTATTGTTGATCTGTTTACTTTTTTCATAAATCTTCTATATTATGTTCTTCGGTTTCTCCTTTTTTGGTAAAAATTATTTTGGGCGGAGCGGGTGCTTCAGCTCCCGCAGTAGTATCTACTTTACTTTCCTTTACTTTACTTTGTGTACTTTTCGATGTAGTAATGTCATCTATCGGGAGTTTTGCGTTGTAGAAACTAGGCTTGACTGGTATTTCTACACGTCTATTCCTATAAACATCAGCAATTCCATCAATAAAGTTCTCACTCCATATCTTATTATCTTGCCATAAATCATAATCAATAGCCTCTAGTTTTGCTAGTAATTCAAGTATGTCTTCACAGGTATTGCTGTCTAGGTGAGTTATCGCCTGTAGAAACTCCCACGTACTTTGGTTATTACAGTCAATATAATGTTCTGGTGTACTTCCTAATAATTCCAAAAGTTTAAACCAAAATGAGTAACCATCATTACCATATTTTTGTTCAAGTATAAAAATAGTCTTCCCATGCTTGGTTTGATGTGGATAGTAATCTACTGTATTTTTTTTAGGACGTGCCATATTATTTTTGACTTAATGGCATAAAATCTTCGTTTACTTTTAAACCTCTATCCGGATCAACGAGTATAAAACCTATCTTGATTAAAAATTTGACTGTTCTTCTTGAGCGACATGGGCTACCTTGATACGGAACTTTTCTATCTGGTTTTTTTTCGTTTCTTAGAATTGCCTTCTTGTTAATTTCTTCTACAAATTGATTATAGTCAAACCAACTTGCTTTCTCTAAAGCTATGTCTATTGCTTCCACCATTCTTATTGATGGGATACTCTCTTTGAATTTTTGTATATCCATATTTTTATTTAAAATTAAAAATAGCCGATTTTACAGTGTGAAGTCTTGCAAAAAACACACAATAAAATCGGCTATTCTTTTTTGTAAAATTGATTGTCTGCAAGATTTTTTTCATATAAGTTTACTATACCAAATTTTTAAAAATTAGTCAAGTGTTCGATTGTTATGTTTTGGGCTACTCTCATTCCGTATAAAATTGCGATCATCACTACCCCTATAACAAACCCTTTTAAGTAAACTTTTTCTTCGATGTATCCGTAGGTTTTTGTTTTCATATTTGTTGTTTATGTTTTATAATTATATACTATCACAAATCAAGCCGATTGTCAAGTCCGAGGAGTGGATAACTTTTTTTGGCAAACAAAAAACCGCAGGATTATTATTGTTTGGATGGATAATATTTTGTCACCCTATAGTCAATAATTATCTAACGCGGTTTTCTACGATCTTACGATCTAGCCTGTCCAAAGGGGGATCCCAACATTGGACCAGCAGTTTTTTATGAAAAATATATATGCAATTCTTTTATACCATAATTTCTATCTTTTGTCAATGCTATTTTTAACACCGGAGTATAAACCAACACTTGCAAGACCGATCATCAGCCCTTGAAATATTGAGATGACTACTCCTAATCCATTTATAAGCATTGCGAGTAATGAAAGACCGATACCGACTGCTAAAGCTATTAGCGGGGTAAATTTTTGCGGTAACCCGAAACTCTTGATCATTTGAACTAACCCTAATGTCAAGGCTGATAAAACGACAGCTGTAATTTCCATACAATTAAGTTTTAAGAATTAAATTTCTTTGTTTTTTAGTTATTTCTTTTCCTTTATACCAGTATTTAGTTACTCCGTTTATTCTTCCCGACATGGTGCTTCTACAAGATGTAAAAAATCTCATTGGGTTTATATATTCTCCTATGTCATTAAAACTTCCATATTCTCTTTGCCAATAAACTTTTAACCCAAAATGCTCATGTGGCCCCGTTGTCCACTCTCCTGTATTCCCAGTAAAACCAAGTAATTCTCCACGTCTTACTCTTTTGCCTGTGGTTATTCGTTTTTTTATATAAGCCATATGGAATAAAACTATCTTGGCCTTACACATTTTGCCATCTATTTTAACCACGTCTGTTCTAATTTCAATGTATCTGCCCTTTGTGTCTGACTGGGTATCTCTGTCTGATATTACTGTTCCGTTATAAGGACAAATAACTGGAGCGTAGGCTTTACTTTTTGCAGTTCCTCCATCAAATTTAGGAGCCCTAATATGCCTTACACCAAAATCAATTCCGCCGTGTCCAAGCGGACCATAAAATAGAGCATTCTTATTTTCTCCAAAATATTGAGTAATTGTTATCTCTCTATTTTTTTGTTTTGCCCAATAAAATGTTTTACCTCTAATCGGGCATGACATTGATAATTCTTTCATAATTTAATTATTATAAATCTCCTATTGCTTCCCAAAATAACAGTGCGTTACTAGGTGCATTGGTTTTTGTGTTGTTTAGATTAAAAGCTGTATCTGTAATTGTATCAACACTCCCACTATGATAATTGGAGTCAGTTCCACATTTCCAAGATGTTGCCGATAGAGCTACTCCTGTATTATTTTTTAACAAACAATCATTTCCACCAAATTTTGTCCAACCACCATGTGAATGTCCATAACCAGCCCCAGCACCATTATCTCCATGAATTATTACTTTACTTACTTTAAATCCAACAGTTATAGTTGTGTTTCCTGTGGCACTTAAGGTTGTAGTTCCACTGGCATACCTTCCACCTTTTTGTATCAATAATTCTGTTTGACTAATTGCAATTCCAACTAAAACCTCATAAGTGCCTGATGTAGTTCCGATTGTTTTATCATCTTGAACATAGTATTTTTCACCTTCTGATAATCCACTAAATCCTGAGACAATACCACTTCCTTGGAATTCTATTGGATTACCGTCTGTTGAATTTGATATTGCAAAACCTATAAATTTCATTAATGACGTGTCATTTCCATCACACGCATACAATTCATTGTCACTGTCATTTTGCATTACTGCTACTGGTAAAGTACCACCATTTATAGCTTCTCCAGCATTAAGTGTATCAATTACATGTTCTTGGTTTGATGATGGTGTCATCATTTGGAAATATGTACCATCGTAAGTTACTTCGACTTCTTGTCCACTCTCAATATCATTTGCAACCAGTGCTTCATCGTTATTTTTCTTTACCGCTATCGCCCCGATCGCATTGACATTCAAAGTCACCGCACCTGTATTGGCGGCATTGGCTTGGAATCTAAATTTTTGCCCCGCGGCATATGCGGCTATTACAGAATCTATCGCGAGTGTTACGGTGTCACCATCACCTGCGGCTGTTTCGTAATCACCGGCATTTTGTAATACATCTTTTCTTAAGTTGTTATATTGTAGGGCTGTGGCGTCATCATTGGCGGCTACAGTTCCTGATAAAAAATTTGTGGCCATATATTTTATTTTTAAGAGTCACTTACCGTAATGGTACTACGAACATTGAGTGTTTCTACATTACTCTTTACGACTGTTTGAGTAAATCTATTAAGCATTACCCCAGTATCTGCTCCTGCCGCACCATCAATAAAAAAAGCGAATTCTTCATAAGTTCCAAAGTCTTCTGTTGCATTATAAAAGTTCTCTAAATAAGCAATATTATTTGAGTATGTTCCGGATGACAAAGCCTTGCGATATACTTCTGTCCCGAGGGTTGTTTGGGCTTCGGCGGCCGCAGTTGAATCGGATCCTAATGCACCATAATTAACAACTCCGGTATAAGTTGTAGTATTTGCCCATCTTTGAGTTATTACCGATCTTCCAACTGTCGTGGTGACATTGTGAACCAGATATTGTCTTTTTAAAAACCTCTTATTTAATTGGGATACATACCAATGATATTTCATCCAATTTTCATGGAGTTTTTTACCTGTTGATTTACCACTCGCAATCATTTTGTGTCTTTCTTCAATGACTTTTTCAATTAAATATCCTAACAATTTTGCACGTTTTGATGTTGCATCACAAACATTGAGTACATGAATCCCGCATGCTTTTGGATTTTCTTTTTTCCCTATCGTGATGTCTGATTTTTTTGTAAACATAAAGAGTCTATTATTATGACTCTCTATGGAGTTCTATTATTATATTATATCACATTTTTAAATTATCCCCAAGAGAATAATGACCACCTAGTTTTTATTGGTTGGCCGGTGCTTGTTTCCCACTTCCAATTGTTTGCATTTTCGTATGTATTATTTACCTCGCTACATTCCATATCTTCATCTTCATCAGCGACTAAAATACCACCCAATGTGACAGTATTGCTTTCATCACATTCTACATCTTCATAAGAAGTCGCAAAAGTTTGAACCACACTATCTGTATTTAGTTCAACATCTTGTCCATTGGCCAAAAGTTTTTGCATGAATTCTATCCATCCAAAAAGTGTTGTCCCAAATTTAACATTGAAAGTTAGATAATCCTTAAATTTCCCTTCTCTTTGTCTTGTATTAATTGTTTGTATAACATAATCTGCACTTATACTTCTATTGGTAGTTTCGACCACTGTTAAAAGCTGTCCAGTATTTAGACCTTTTTGGTCTGTTTTAAAAGTACCTGAAATAATAGGATTCCCAAATTCCTGAACTTTGGCTTGTGCTAAACTCAACGCAATCGCATCGTCTTGTATATTTCTATCACTTATCGGATCCATTTCAAAAATACCATCTCCAAGTCCAAGGGCTTTTAAAGCATTGGCTGAAGCGGAGTCTGTATATTCAATATTTATTGGTAATCTTTCGTAATAAGTAAATTTCAAAAAATCTCCCGAGTCATACGTTGACTCGCTGTCTGTCGCGCGCACGGATTGTGCATTTGAATTATAAACATAATCAACTGTTGTTTCGTCAACAAGACCATCAATTCCTGATGTTTTACTAGTCGCAAATTTAGAAAAAGTATCACCACTAGTTTGTGCAGTGACTGCTTCAACTGTAAAATTATCATTATCTACTTTTGTTATTTTTCTTACAGCATTGCTTCGTGTTCTGTTGGTAATATAGTCGCCGGTCACTAATCCATGAGTATTTGCTGTCACATTAGTTGTCGTAGTCCCTGCTTCCGTTAAATCTGTACTTGAATTATCGTCTAAAGTAATTACTAAACCACTAAATTTTCTATATAAATTAAATTCTCTCCTTGCACTATCACCCTCCTTGATTTCTGAATATTCCGAATCTGATATTTTTTCTCCACCAAAAATTTTTATTCTATTTCCTATATTAGAAGTATCAACTGTTATTTTTAAATTAGTAAAATTATCGCTTGTATCATTTATTCCGTAAGGAGCGACTGTATTTTCTTTAATTTTAAAATGGATATCTCTTTCATAGTCTATATACCATATTCTTTCCCATGATTTAGCAATTTGATTGATAAGTTTAGCTGGGCTTAAATGCGGGCTTCTATAATCGTCAAAATTATTTGTGCTTTCAACATTAAAACAGGTGAACGAACTGTCATCATTTACTCTTATGCCGTTTAAATTTATAGTCCCGTCAGCTGTTTGTACTATCTCAATGGCACAATAATCAGTTGCGGTCCAGTCTGGGGTTCCCGTCACCGCTGCGTCTACTCCTCTGCTTTTCATATATTGATAACCTGTTTCACTTGTTAAATCAAAAGTAAACAGAGCATAATTTGAACTGTCTGATCCTAGTCGTATTTTTAAAGTAGTTATTTTAGCTTGATCAGTCGTTTGTCCCCATAACATCATAAATCCTTTTGTTGGTTGTCCTGATGACGTTCCAAAAAATTGAGCAAGATTTTTACTCGTTGGAGTTGCAGACCATAAAGCTGTATTACCTGAATTTGTCCAAGCAAATACTCCGGCTGATGTTGATTCTAAATAACTCGCAGCATCTATGGTTGGATTATCTCCATCTCCGCTTTCTATCCATTCCGCACGTATAGCGGTTGCATTTGCATAACTTAAATCATCTATTGTTGAGTTATAATTTACTGTAGTGTTTAAAAAATCATTTATAATATATCTCGAGCCTACATCTTCCCACGTATCTGATATTCTTTTTTTGTCAAAAATCCTTGTATAGTCAGTCCCGGTTACTTTATAAATTATGTTATCTAAAATAACAATATTTTCATCTTGTACTTGGGCGATCGTTCCGCCAAATATTAATTCTCCTATCTGATCATCAGCGCTCAATGAAACATCGGGAGAAGCCGTTAAAACGATTGTTTTGGTACTTTCGGTATAAGTTAACACTTCTGCCTTTTCTATTGCACTGTCGCCAATTTTGAGCCATATAAATTGACCTATACGAAAAGCATTGACCTCTAATTCGTAAGTATCTTTTAAAACGATTGTATCTCCAGAGTGACTTTCTACTGTCGCCCCATCATAAACTTTTAAATCTTGATTTTCTTCTGGTTTGGTTCCTTTGAATACGTCAAAAGAGCAGACATCAGTTCGTTGTTGTATCTGCCCTTGTTTTGAAAATGTATTTGATTCTACATCTCCGCTTCGATCAGTTGAATTTATATAATAAAATAACATACTATCCAGCTATGGCTTGGTTAAGTTTCATTTTGTTTGTTAAAGCGTCGCCTATTACATCTATTAAATCTCTTTCTGATGTTACACTTCCTCCAACATTTACCACTATATTTATACCACCACCTTGTAATTTATGATTTGGAACAATGTTACCAGAGGTTTGTGGTGTAAACATTTCCGGTCCATTCTCTCCTACCATATATGTTCTTTTGTTTGATACTGGTCCGCCATCTGCCTTTCCTCCCCCAAGGCTTAAAGCTGAAAATGCACTGGATACTGACCCTATAAGGCCACCTTTTGGTAAAAGACTTGATACTTTTTTTATTGCATCAAATGCTTTGCTGGCTACGGACGCTATTTTATCAAAAGCAATAATAACTTTAGATAATGCTGTTGTCATTTTATCCCACCCAACGGTCATGGAATCAATTATTTTTCCTAATATTTCCATTGCCTTGATTATTTTTGGTAATATTTGAATTCCTAATTTCATCATTTCAACATTATAATTATTTTTTAATAATTGAAATTGATTTGATACTGTTTTTGTTGTGTTACCAAATGCTGAACTCAATGCCCCATTTTTAACAGTCATATCTGCAAGTATTTTATTAGCATTATCTCCGGTGCTACCCAAAAGCATCATAACTCCATTCAGTGCTTCAACGGAACCAAACATATCAGCGAGTGGTATTCCCGATTCTTCGGATACTCGATTTAATGATCTCATGGTTTCTACCAATCCATCATTTGTCAATGTGGTCTGTATATTTGTAATATTTAATTCGTCATATGCCATCTGCATTGCTTCTGTTGGCTTAATCAAGTTTGACAAAGCGGCTCTGGTTTGTGTATATGCTATTGATGCTTTCAAACCAGAAGTAGTCATGGCAGATGTAGTGGCTATCAATTCTTCAAAACTGATACCCAATGAATTTGCCAATGGTGCGACTTGCCCAAAACCCCGAGCCAATTCAGATACAGTTGTTTTTCCGTTTTTAACTGCTAAAAAGAAAGAATTGGCAATACTGTCTGCATGACT